ATTTGGTATGGTGTTGAGCAAGTTGGTGTTTGCTTGTTCCGTTTCAGTGGTTGGTTGTGTTTCTGTTGTTGGTTCTACTGCTTTCGTTTCTGTTAAGTTTTCAGTGCTCATTTGATGTTATCCTTTTCGATGGTTGCGTTCCGTAACAGCATCATATTACGAATTCTTTTTAACAAGTGTTGTTGTGCTACGATGTAGATTGCGGAGTGGGGGTTAGGTGAATCAGCTGATAGTCTTGTTGTGTTGGATATTCTTTCTAAATCAGCCAATACTTGTTTGCCACTAGCAGAATCGAAGACACGTTTGTAATGCTCTTGTAGTTCTTTTGTGTTCATTTGTTTTTCGTTTCGTTGTTTCTAATTATAAAGTATTTAACTTCACTAATCCTATCGAAAGAGTGTTAAATGGTAATCTAATTACTGTTGCGGTTCTGCGTTTGGATTTTGTGATTGTAAGAACTGTTGTGCAACTTGTTGTAACTGCTGTTGCTGTTGCATCTGTTCTTTCATTTCTTCAATCTCTGCATCACTACGTAGAACTTCTGGTGACATATCGCCATCACGTAGAATCTTACGTGCCAGTTTTGTTAAATCAACACTCATACTTGCTTCTGCACCTAGTTGTGTAATCACTTGTAAAACTTGCATATCACGTGTTATCTCACTCAACGCAATGCCACGTTTAACAGCTGAATTAACCACTATTTCAAATGCATTTTTGTCTGTTACAAATTGTGGAACAGAACCTTTAATTTGCAAACGTTTGACAACATTTGAAATGATTGGACGTAGGAATTCTTGTTCTAATCTCAATCCGTATGTACCAAGTCGTCTGTAAAATTCACTCTGTCTAATCTGTATTTCAGTTGCAGTCATTGATGGTGAATTGTCTGGTGGAAGTATGACATCGTTAAACATCATTCTTCTTATTTGTTGTCGGTGATCTTGTATTGTTGCATCTGTTATTTGGAAGTTACCAGCAAATGGGATAGGAGTTAAAGGTTGATCTACTGTAACAACATCGCCAGCCTTCAATTTAACGTTTGCGAAGTTGACAGCCGTTTCACTGTTCACTTGCCACGCACCTAAACTTGCATATGCCGCAGCTTGTAACATAAGCATCTGACATTCATTGATTGTTCTAATGTAAGGTAGTGCCATTCTGACTGGACTCTCACCCCAAACTTCACCAATGGTTCTACCAAATCTGAAAACAACAAACATCTGTGTCGCCATTTTCTTTTTGTGTATGACGTTTAAACTTTTACCTACCATAACTGTGTAAGTGTAATCTTTGTCACCAGTCAATCGCATACAACTTTCTGTTACATCTATCTGTTGGTTTGGTGATTTGAGTGCTTGTTCTTTTATTTCGTCTGGTAAATTTTTAAAATTTTCAAATAGGTATTGTGCTGTGCATTGATGTTGTCTGAAAACTGTATCCAATTCACCTTTGTAGTCATCTAAAAAATAAAGTTGATATGTTGGTATACCAATAAATTCTATTTCAGTTTCTGTTTCGTACAATCCTATTGCACCACAACCACTTATAATAGCATCAGTTAATGCTTCACTGGCACTTATGTAAAAATTACTATCTCTTATTGTTTTAAAAACTGTTCTGTTTGCTTTGTCTAAAAGTCTTTTAATGTCACTCGCAACTTCTTCTTTTACATCTTCTCTAACACTCAACGTTGCCCATTGTTGGTTTTGTGGAATCAATAAGTTTAAAATTGTAGATACAAGATTTTGAACACTGTCTGGTGCAGTTGAATCATAAATTTTTGTTCTATCTGTTGTGCTCTCTCTGTGTCGCCAAATATCTCTGTTTGGACGTGTGAACTTGTATGCTTCTGATATCTCGTCTTCGTGTTTTTCACGTGCGGCTTTAGCCAACTTAAAAGTTTGTCTGATTATGTCTGTTGTCATTTTTATGTAATGCTTGTGCCACTACCTAATGGTTTTAATCCACTGTAAGAACTTGTAACTGAATTGTCTAAAATACCTAAATTTCCACTACCGCCAGTTCTTGTAATTAAACTTGCTCTGCCACGTCTTTTTCTTTGTTGTCTTCGTGCTTCGGCTGCAGCTTTTTTCATTTCTGCATTTCTTTCATCTAATGCGGCGGCTTGTTGTGCTTTGATAGCATCTTCTTGTGCTTTCATTTGTCCACTCATATCTGGCATTTTTGGTGATGGCATACACATATTAATATCCCCCAACTGAAACATCTAGTTCAGTCATTGGTACTAATAAACTTCGTCTTGTTCCTAACGAACGTGCATTGCTAGCATTTACACCTAACGGATTTTTACTTCTAATCAAAACACCTCTACCTCTTTGTGAAGGTGAACCACCTCTCATTGTTTTTCCAACACGTCTAACTCTTTTATCAGTTACTGGTTCTCTTTGTGGTGCTGGTGCTGGTGCTGGTGGGGCACTGGGACGACTTGGTGCACACATAATAATTTTCTCCTTTTTCAAATTCTCTTTCGCACGTGCGTACGCATATACAAAAAAAATCTTATAAATAATCTTGTTACAAACTAAAATTATTTAGCCAAAAACCATTCGTTATCAACTGTATCCTTTACTGATAGAAAAGTTGCGTAAGTTTTGGACAAGAGGGTTGTGAATCTTTGCGAGCTTCGATATATCTAATTGCAATTCTGGTAAATGACTAATGGCTTCCGATGTTGCGTCAATGCAATCGTCCATTTGGTTCTTACGTGGAAATGCTTGTAGTTCATCTAAAAAAGGTGTTTCATTTTTTACTCTTTCGTGTACGTACATTCTTCCAATTTTTATCACTGGCTCTAATGTTTGTGCAATGAACATCAATTTATTTTGACTTCTAAATTTTGGAATTACATTTATTGCTATTTTAAGTTCACGTGCAACACGTCTTAACTCACTTGCGAGTGTAGCACTAAAGTTTTCTTCAACATAAACGTGTCCAATCTTATGCTTTGCACAAGTGGCAATAACTTCTTTGCATTGTAAATCAAAACTTCTGTCTTCATCAACTGCTGATAAAACTCTTATGTCGTGTACAAAAACATTGTTGTTGTCATCTTTTGCACAAACGGCAAGTACAGAATTATCTCTGCCTTTCAAACCAGTTGCTGCGTCCCAAGCCGCACATACACGTGTAATCTTTTTATCACCTAACTTGCAGTCTGCAATGTAGTCACCAAATGGTTGTGAAACGTAGTTCCACTCAAAATCATTTTTGTAATAATTAATTTTTTCTAATTGAACTAATGGTTGATAAGTTGATTGTGGTATCAACATATATTGTGAATTGAAATCACCTTCCGTTGTTTCTAAACGTTGTTGTTCTAACCATTTGTGTGTGAACATACCTTGTGGGTGTGAAGTCCAAGCCAAATAATCTTCTGTTGTCGTAGTTGAATCTGGCATTTGTTTTTCACGTGTTCTTATTACTGGAATCTTTTTTGCTTCATATCCAACATCTTCTAAATGATTATAAATTGTATCCTCTGTGTGCGGAGTTCCAACACACAAGATTTTATTGGATAACTTTCCAAACTCACTAACACGTTCTTTAATTTTTTCTCGTTGGTTTTCTGTTATACAGTTATCAGACGTTTCTATATCGTCAGCAATAACCATATCGGAGTGATAACCAGTAAAACTAGCACCTAAACTCGATACAGTAACAGATGGGTTTAATTGCATTATATCTCTGTCAACTGTGAACGTTTCTGACTTCCACGTGTATAAGTCACTTTTTAGATGTTGTAACAATGGGTGTGCTTCTATCATTGAACGAATAAACAAACTGTTACGCAATGCCAAATTACGTTTTGCTGAAATCAATAAACAAGTCCAGTTAGGATTTTTCAATAAGTTCCAACAAACATAAGCACCGATAATGTAACTCTTACCGCCGTGTCTAAACATCTGTAATATACGTCTATTATCATCATTGGTTCTTTCTAACCAATCGCAAACTTCAACGTGAAAGGGTGGGGTTGTTTGTTGTGAGATTATATTTTGAGTGTCTAAAAATAGACGGAATGGAATTGTCATTAACTCCCTCTATTAAACTTGTGATATTCTTTTTTGTGCCAACGTAATTAACTTGTCAGCTTCTGCTTTTTCTTCTGTTGAGTTTTCACCAGTTGGATGTAACGCACCACTTTTACTTTGTGCCAAATATTTTAACATCTGCAACTTACTTCTTTTTGCATTGTCTAAAAATGTTGTTTTCTTAATGTAGTCTTTGTCATCTTTTGGTGGATAAGGAGTGTCAAATAAATCGTGTGCTTGTTCTATTTCATTATCCCAATAACCATCTGCAAATTGTTTTAAAACTTCTAACCATTTCTGTTCTATTCTGTTCTTCATTTGATTTCCTTTATTTTAATTGCAGTAAGTTCAACGAGTCATTTAATACAAGCACGTGTTAAGAAGACTCGCCTTGCAAGGAGTAGAAACTATGGCTCACAATCAACAGATAATGTAGTCTACTCAGTAAACTTACTGCAAAGATATTTATGTAGATGATAATGGTGTCGTACCGATAGACTATAAAAATCTATCAGTAATGTTGTTTAGATGAAGTTGTTGTGTCGGAAATGTTTTATTTCAGACTTGTCGTAGTATTTTTCAATTGTAGCAGAACTATTACCACAAACTTTTGCTAGTTGGCTTGGATTACTTGTAGGCTTGTCTTCACAATGCCAAGTTATGTAAGTGTGCCGAAGACTGTAAAAAGTATAGTTGTTACCATTCTTTGCAGTTCGCATATCAGCCCATTCTAAAAAACGAGGAAATGCTGATCGATAGTCTGTGTCAAAAACATAACCTATTTTTCTTTTTGTTTCGTTTGCTTGTGCATACAAAGTTGACAAAATAAAATATGCACTTTTATCTGCTGGCACTGTTCTACCTTGTCTGTTTTTGTCTATTGTTGGTAAAACGTACAAGTCAACACTGTGTTTGCCAGTTTTGTTGTCTTTAAAAAATTCAACATTCTGCCATTTCAAACCTTTTGACTGTTGCACTTTACCATCTACTTTGTAAGGCATAGGTAACAATTCGTGTGGACGTAAGCCAGTTTTTGATAATAATGCTAATGCATAATACATCATCTGTCTGCTGTTCTCATCACGTCTGTTAGGTGCTATTTCAATGTACTCTTTCAGCTTACGCATCATTTTAGTAAATTGATCTTTTGTGAAAGAAGGACGTTCATTTTTAACTACTCTCGTTTTGTCAAAACGTGGTAATTCTTTAATGTATCCTTTGCTTTCTGCCCATTTAATTAAAGCACCTAAAATATCCTCATATTTTCGTCTTGTAGCTGTGCCCATTCTACCATCTGTTTTTTTACGATTTGCTGGCAACCACGTTCTAAAATCATTTAAAACTAGTCTGCTCACTTTTGCTATCGTAATCTTCTTTTCTGCAAAAAACGGCATTAGGTAATTTGTTATCGTTTTGTGCATTCTCTCATATGAGGATTGTGCAATTTCACCATCTAACAATCTTTGCTTTTGCCAATCCATATACTCGTCTGCAACTCTTTCGAAAGATTTGCTGTTTATAGAAATACCAGCACTCACGTCTGCCTTCAAAGTAGCTTCTATTTCGTACGCACTAGCAATAGCATCTGTTAAATTGCTTGTGCCAGTACTGATAATTTTAGTACCATTTTTTGCGATTGTAACGTGCACAAACCAATATGGACTTCTGCCATCTGAACGTTTTTTCAGTGTCAAACCTTTCTTTATCTTATGTTTTTCTTTTGCTTCTTTTGCAATTGCAACTGCATCTGAAACAAGTTTTAAATTATGCTTTTGCATAATGTACTCCTTCTGTTGTGTTGGTTGATTTATTGGATACAAAAATCGCACACTTTTTAAAAAGTGCTATTTTTTTCGTACACTTGTTGTGTAAGTTTGTTTTCGTACACTTTTGTATCTTTTGCATTTAACAAAGTGTACGATGAGTGTGCGTTTTTCCTACCGATATGATACCTANATTATAGCATTTACTCCGCAAAACACGAAGCTAGTAGGGCGTTATTAGTTCCATTGTATGGAAGGTTCTTGTTGTGTAAGTTACTTTTAACAATTTACACAACTTAAAAACCTACGTTTGATGCTGAAAAACCACTGTTTTTTGCCACACACTTTTAGTGCACACCTTGTGTATGAATTTGAAGCATTTTTAAAACTTTGTATGAAGCTGTTTTTTCACACACTGCGTTGTGTAGTTACGTGAATGTTGTGTAGATTCCTATGTAGTATGCAGTTTATAAAGTCAAAAATACATTTGAGTTTTACCACCGACTGCTGTACATAATTGTTTTTTTGGTAATAAAAAATATATTTTTTTATTGTTTAAATTTTTAAGTGTAAAGAAATTTAAAAATTTTAATTCGAACTTAACCAAAAGTTTCATTTTAAAATTTAAAATAAAAAAAAAGTTTTTAAAAAATTAAAAAAGTTTTTTAAAAATAAAAAATATTTTTTATAAGGGCCCTTAGCTCAGTTGGTAGAGCAATTCCCTTTTAAGGAATGGGTCGATGGTTCGAGTCCATCAGGGCTCACCAAAAATAAAACTTTTTCAAAAAAATTTCCAAAAAAAAAATCGCACACTTAAAAAAATTCGCACACTTTTTATTTTTTATTTTACCAAAAGGTAATTTAATTTTATAAAAAACTTGAAATTGTTTTTGGTAATGTAGTATAATAAAGCATAGGCACAAAAAATTTCTCTTTTAAATTTCTCACTCATTTTCACACAACCTAAATACTAAATACATTTATAGGCACGTACATTATGGCTCGATTCCAATAGGCAATATAGCAACACTGTAAAAATTAGTATTGGTTGCAAACCCAAAACAAAACATCAAC